AAATGGGGGGAAGGTCGGTAACGGCCAGAGATGCCGCGCACACTAGAAAAGTGGTTTACGGCAGGGCAAGAATTGGCGGCAATATTGTTTACCTAGAATCAACAGGTTCAGATAATAAATACATATGGCTAGTAGTTGCTGTAGCTGGTCACGAAATTGATGCTTTTGAAAGCGTTTGGTTTAATGATGAAAAGGTTTTAGACGGCACAACGTATCAGGGTAGCTGGGCATCATACGCTTCAATATCTCAATATAAAGGAGATCAAACGGCTGCTGATTCTGCATTAGTATCGGCTTCTTCAAAGTGGACTACTAATCACAAGTTGCTTGATACAGCTTACATGGTTGTAAAATTAACATATGACGTTGATCAGTTTGCAGCCGGATTGCCAAACATATCAGCTATTATTCGCGGAAAGAAAGTTCTTAACACAAGCAACAATACAACTGCTTGGTCGCAAAATCCAGCTTTGTGTGTTTACGATTATTTGCGTGATGTTAAATACGGATTGGGCGAATCAGTTACTAACATATTAACTTCAAGCGTTACAACAGCAGCAGCAGTTTGCGATGAAGCTATAACTTTGGAAGCTGGAGGAACTCAACCTAGATACACAATGGACGGAGTGGTCGATACCGGATCATCTATTAAATCAAACATAAGTGCTATGGTTGGCGGCATGGCTGGACGCTTGGTTTATTCTGCGGGTAAGTTTGAAGTGCATGCTGGAGAATATGTATCGCCATCGTTTCTGGTGGATGAGTCCAATACAATCGGCGAAATAAGCATTCAGACTAAACAGTCTAGGAGAAATGCTTTTAATGGAGTCAAAGGTGTATTTTTATCAGAAGATGATAATTATGTAATGGCTGATTATCCTGCTCAAATATCAAGTTCTTTTGCAGCAGAAGATGGAGAGCCTATTTATCTTGATATGCCTTTGCCGTTTACCGTAAACAATGTTCGCGCCCAAAGGCTTGCAAAACTTGCTTTGTTTCGATCTCGTCAGCAAGAAGCCATTACTATTCCCTGCAACCTTGGTGCGCTTAGATTTAAAATCGGAGATAACATAAACGTCAGTAATGTCAGGATGGGTTATTCTAACAAAGTATTTGAAGTGGTTGGTTACGCGTTGGATTTTACCAGTGGCGGGGAAATTGTTGTAAAGGTTGAAGCTATAGAAACAGCGTCTTCAATTTGGGATTGGCAAGCATCTGATGAAGAAGTTTATCTAGGTGGTGGCGAAGTATCTTTATACACCGGACAGATTGCTGCTCCACCAACATCATTTACAGCGGTTGCATCAACAGCGACTAACGCAGATGGCAATATTGTTCCTCAAATAGCAGCAACGTGGGTTGCAAGTGCAGACGCATTTGTTGTGCGTTATGAATTTCAATGGTCAACAGATAACAACAATTGGAATTCTATTGATGTTGATGCGCTTCTATTTACAATCACGCCAGTAATTAGCGGTCAGCTTTATTACACTAGAATTAGGTCAGTTAATAATCTTGGCATAAGAAGCGTATTTGTTACTAATAACATTAGTGCTACAGGAGACACCACTGCACCCGCAGCACCAACGTCTTTATCTGCAACAGCGGGTTATAAGTCTATTAGTTTAAAATGGACTAACCCATCAGATAAAGACTTTTCCAATGTAGAAGTTTACAGGGCAACTTCTTCTGGCGGCACTTACGCAGTAGTGGCAACTGTTGGCGGTGGATATAGCGCGACAACCGAATTCTTAAATGGCGGTCTTGCTGACGCAACTGCTTTCTATTACAAATTTAAATCAGTTGATTACAGCGGTAATAAATCAGCATTTACTGGGATAGTAAACGCAACAACTAATGCGGCAGCTATCAACGGCACTAACGGAACTAACGGTTCTAATGGCACTAACGGGTCTAATGGTACTAATGGGTCTAATGGAGCTGCTGGTCCTCGATCTGCCGCTGGTTATCTTTATTACTCTGTATCTGGATCACAACCGTCAGCCCCAAGCGCAAGCGGAAGTTATAACTTCAGCACTGGAGCCTTTGCTGGTTTAACCGCTAATTGGTCGAGAACTCCTCCAGTAATTACTGGCGGTGATGCAGCATATTGGGCAACTAGTTATTTTGTTTCTGAAGCTACTTTTGGCGGCACTCAAACAAAAACATTTAGCACTCCTTTTTCATCTATATCTTTTAATGGTTTGGTGACTTTTAGCAATCTAAATAATGAACTTGCTGATGGTTCTAGTGGAAGCGAAATCACTACTATTAACGGTGGTCTATTAAAAACAGGAACAATTGATGTCGCACAAGTCAATATCTCAGGTACCACTCAAAGCGGTTTTAATATGCAATCTGCTGGTAGTGGTTCGCGCATTAAAATTTTGCACGATAAGATAGAGATATATGACGGAAGTTTATCAACGCCTAGAGTTAAACTTGGGAATCTGTCCTAATGTCTTACGGTTTGGAAGTGTATAACGCCTCCGGTACTAAAATTATTGGCAATACAGATCGTTTAATTAGATTTGTAGCTACTGGAACTGTTACGGCTAATTCGAGCAATTATGCAGATGTGACTGTTAGCGGAATGGCAAATAATGATACGTGGACTGTTACTCTTGGAGATATACCATTTGTATTTAGTTACCAAGGAAGGCCAGACGTATCTTATGCAAAGCAAACAAACAATCTGCGAATATACGCCACATCAGGCAACACTGTAGATTACTACATTTTTAGGACTTAATAATGGCGTATGGGCTGCAAGTATTAAACGCTGACGGGCGAGTGCAAATAAACAGCACTGAGATTGCCCCTAATACTTATATTTCAAATATAGCAACAACCGCTTACAGTGCAATGACTTACCCGCCTAGCGGCTTTGCAACAGGAGATTTGGTTCTTGCAAGGGCGGCAAATAGTCCTTTATCGGGCATAACATATATTGGAATCAGTCAGCCTATAAACGGCCAAGAATTGTTTATGGGTTCAAAGTTTGCTCAAGATGCTGGCTACACTTATCTATATAAAAACACAGCAGGAATAGTTACTGCATTGCTAAAAACGCAAGCGGGTAACATTGCAGGACCAAGTTCTGGCGAGATGGGATTGGATGTTTACAGTACCAATGGAAGTACCATACTATTTTCGGCAACCAGATCAACCAGTGTTAAAGTATTAGCGCAAGGAACATTAACTCACGGCCAGACGTTTACCTATACGCCGCCGTCTTCTCTTGCTTATACAAAAATATATGCAGTAGTAAACAGCACTATGTTTGCGGTAGTTCCTCAAGCGTTTGTTTTGCCAAGCTGGGCAATAAATTTAGGCTATGAATTTTATGCGTCTGCATCATCGCCATATATAATAGTTACAAATAAAACATTTGTTGGCGGTTCAGAAGTTTCGTCAACTGGTATGCTCCCATATATGCTTGTTTACGATACAAATTAGGAGAAAAAGATGTTCCAATATGCGCTAGTTGCAGAAAATGGAGAAGTTCAGCACGTTGTTTCTACTGGATCAGATGCAGATTATACAAATGGTGAAACGTATAATGATCTTATTGCGGTACAAGTTGAACACGATATTGACGCGCAAAATTTAATAGAAACAAAATACTATGTTAGTGGTCAGTGGGTTACGCGGGAAGCAAGAGTAAGCGAATGGCAAGACTGGAGCAATAATGCTTGGTCTTTTAACGCAGTAAAATTTTCGACTCATGTTAGAATGATAAGAAATAATAAAATATCTGTTACCGACTGGACGCAAGTTGTTGATAGCCCGTTAACCGATATAAAGAAAGCTGAATGGGCGGTGTACAGACAGGCATTACGGGACATACCAGAAAGCTATTCTGATGTCACATCATTTGATGATATAATTTGGCCTATACAGCCAGAGGTTTAAAATGATCTACCAATTAGTTAAAAGCGACCAAGCACCGCAGATTCTAGCAAATTTAAAGCGTGAAGATGATAATTCAGTAATTAACTTTGCGGGTGGTACTTGCAGCCTAAAATTTAGAGCAAAAGGAACAACTAATACTTTGTTTACTCTTGCGGCACAAGATTCAGGAGATAATTTTAAACTTGGCTATGCTTTATTTACTTTTTCAGGTACTCAGTTAAACTTAGATGAAGGGTATTATGAAGGAGAAATTAGCATTGTTTATAACACAGGTAAGATTGAAACTGTTTATCAAATTTTAGATTTTTATCTAAGGACTGATTTTGTATGATTAAAGCCGTAATTGCTTTTAAGAAAGCTGTAGCGGATGTTGCGTTTAAAAAAGCAATCGCCATTATTAAGCTTGGGCAATTTTTTGTAAGCAGAACATTTTTTGAAATCTTAGGAATTTTAGATTCACAATCTTTAAATACCGGAAAGGTTAAGTCTGATAGTTCAAACGCCACAGACACTGCAAATTCGGGGATAGGAAAACCTGAGTTTGATAATGCCATTATTACTGATGATATAGACACTATTGGAATCGGCAAAGGATTAACCGACAACTCAGGGACAACCGACTCTTCCGTTATTGGCTTTGGTAGTATCCAATTAGATACAACGTCAACATTAGACCAGATTGATAACCTTAATTTTGGCAAAGCGTTGCAAGAATCACCAGCTTTAACTGAATCCACGACTTTTATTGTAGGAACGTCAAGGGTTGATTCTTTTGTTTCTGCTGATTTGCTTTCGCTTGGTTCTGGCAAAGCTTTTGCTGATAGTTATGGAGCAACTGATGATGAATCTTTGCAGTTTGCCAAAGCTTTGTCTGATGCTTATAACTTAACAGATGTTGCATCAATAATTCCGCACAAATTTGTATCTGATTCTTCAGGTACAACAGACAATCAGAATATGGATTTTCACAAGTTTGTTGATGAGGTAACAGGCGTTACTGACGATCTTGATGGAGAAGCTACTGCTGACGATGAACAAGACATGACGTTTGTTAAAGTTCGTACTGATGTCGCTAATATTGTGGATTTATTCTCTCATTCCATTGGAAGCGGGTTAAGTGATACAATCGGTTCATCCGATACTGGTTCTTTACGCGGTCAAGGCTATTGTGCGTTTGACTATTTTGAAGCTGATTATGTCGGCTACACTCAATCTTTTTAAATAGGTGATTTATGATTAATGATAATTTAAAGCTTCGCGGTGATGTTGCGATAGTGTTAAAGGACAAAGACGGTAAAATAAAAGAAAGCCGTGATATTAACAACTTGGTTGTGACTGCCGGACTGACTTTTATATGTTCAAGAATGGCAGCAGCAAGTGCTGGCGTTATGTCGCATATGGCTCTTGGTTCTTCAACTACAGCAGCCGCTGCCGGACAGACTGACTTGGTGTCAATTCTAGGATCAAGAGAAGCGTTAGATAGTTCTACTGCTTCAGCCAATACAATTACGTTTGTAAGCACGTTTGAGGCGGGAGAAGGCACTGGAGCGGTTACAGAAGCTGGCGTATTTAATGCTGCATCTTCTGGCACTATGCTTTGTCGCGTGGTATTCCCAGTCGTAAACAAGCAAAGCGATGATACGATGTCAGTAACGTGGACTGTAACTTTAACTGCATCTTAATTAAAGGGGGGCTTCCTATATGGCTACTATAGTAACGAGGAGCGGCAAAGGTTCGCCCCTAACAAATACAGAAGTTGATGCTAACTTTAACAATTTAAATTCAGACAAAGCAGAACTAGCTGGCGCGGTTTTTACTGGGGCTATAACAACTAATAGCACTATTGATGGACGCGATGTAGCTGCTGATGGCGTTACCGCTGATGCCGCACTTCCAAAAGCTGGCGGTGCGATGACGGGCGCAATTACCACTAACAGTACCTTTGACGGTGTTGATATTGCGACCCGTGATGGTGTTCTAAGCACGACAACGACTACAGCAAACGCAGCACTACCAAAAGCTGGTGGTGCAATGACTGGGGCTATTACTACCAACTCAACTATTGATGGTCGTGACGTAGCCGCAGACGGTGTTACAGCCGATGCTGCACTGCCG